GAAGAAATTTTAAACTGCACAGGATTCACACTCTCCCTCCTCTACTGAACTTAACTCACTTAGCAAATCTTGAAGATTGGGTTTCTCTTCCACTACCTCATCAGTCTTAATATCATAAGTGTTTTGATAGTAAGAAGTTTTCCACCCGTACTTGTATGTAGTCAAAAAGTCATTTGCCATCACTGACACTGGAACTTCATTATCAGGATAATTTTCTGGATTATATGACCAGTTTCCAGAAATTGCTTGATCAAAGAATTTCTGCATAACGGCAACAATATTAATATAACCACGATTGCTAGTCATATCCCAAAGAAGCGTATAAGCATTCTTAAGTGTATGATACTGCGGAACAATCTGTTTGAGTGGTCCCTTCTTACTTTTCTTAACGGACAGGAAACCACGGGGAGGTTCGATTCCATTTGTTGCGTTTGACACAACGGAACTGCTCTCCGATGGCATCTGTGCGGACAGTGTTGAGTGCCTGAGACCGTGCTCCAGGATGGATGCTCTAAGTTCTTCCCAATCATGCTGAAGTTTATTGGATGTGATTTCGTCTACGTCCTTTTTGTATGTATCAATAGGAAGAATACCATCAGCATACTTAGTACGACCAAAGTATTCACAATATCCTTTTTCTTTAGCAAGTTGGTTAGATGCCTTCAGAAGATAATATTGGAAACTTTCAGAAAGACCATGAACAGCGTCCCATGCTTCTTGGGAATCATAGTTAAACCCAAGTTTTGCCAAATAGTGGGCAAGACCAATAAACCCTACTCCAAGAGAACGACGTGCCTTGGTGGCGATTTCTGCCGCCAGTACGGGGTACTTTTGATAGTCGATCAACTCTTCTAAACCACGAACAGAAAGATCACAAAGTTCTTCAAGTTCTTCATCAGACTTTACTTTACCAACATTAATTGCAGAAAGAATGCAGAGAGCAATCTCTCCCATATTATCATCAATATGTTGAATAGGATCTGTTGGAAGTGTAATCTCCTGACAAAGGTTACTCATATTCACTTTGTCCTTAAAGGAAGAGTGTGAATTACAGTGGTCAATATTCATAATGTAGATACGACCCGTTTCCGCACGTTCCTTAAGGAGGTTGAGAATAAGTTCTTGTGCTTTAACAGTTTTTTTCTTAATAGTCGGATCTTTCTCATATGAAACATAGAGAGTGTCAAACTCAGGGTATCCGAAAGAATTATATAATCCAGGTACATCATGTGGGGAGAAAAGCGAGATCTCACCATCTTGAATGAACCTCTCATAGAAGAGTTTGCTGATTTGAATACTGTAGTCAAGTTTACGAACACGATTATCCTCCGTACCTTTATTGTTTTTAAGTACAAGGATGTCTTCTATTTCTTGGTGCCAGATTGGGAAGTGGACTGTCGCGGATCCACCTCGTATGCCATTTTGCGTGCAACATCTGACAGTTGCTTCAAACTTCTTGAGAAATGGTACAACACCCGTGTGTTGAACTTCTCCACCTCGGATTTTGCTGTTGATGCTACGGATTCGACCAGCGTTGATGCCGATTCCCGCCCTCTGTGCAACGTATCTGCCAATAGCCATATCACTACTAAAGATACTATCGAGGGTGTCATCAACGTCAACAAGGACACAGCTAGCAAATTGTCTAAGCGGAGTTCGCACTCCCGCCATGATTGGTGTTGGGATGTTGATTTTGTGTTTGGAGATTGCGTCATAATACCTCTTGACATATGACATTCTGGTTTCTTTGGGATACTCTGCAAAGATAGTCAGAGCAATCATCATGTACATAAATTGTGGTGTTTCATAAACACCTCCAGTGCTTCTATCCTGCACGAGGTACTTATCAACGACTTGACGTAAACCCGCATAAGTGAAAAGATAGTCACGGTCATGATCAATATAAGAATCAGCGCGTTCAATCTCTTCCTTAGAGTATTTGTTGAAGATGTCATTATCATACACCTGCTGATTAACACAGTTGTAAATGTGCTGCTCAAGATTAGGAAGTTCTTTCATCTTCCCATAAAGTTGCTTACGAACTGCAAAGAGAAGCAGACGTGCAGCAACATATTGATAGTTTGGGTGATCCAGGTCAATCAAATCTGAAGCAGAACGAATAAGGATCTCTTGAATTTCTGGTGTAGTAATTCCGTTATAAAACTGAATACCAGAAGTCATCTCAACTTGACTTGCAGAGACTCCTGCAAGACCTTTACATGCCTCTTCAACCATCAAATGCATCTTATCTAAGTCAAGAGACTCAATTCGACCATCACGTTTTTGTACTTTTGTTCCGTTGCTCATATTTTCTTCCAAGTAGTAAACTTAAGTTTTGCTTCTAATCCAGAGTAGGTATTTGATTCTATCACAGTTTGGACATTCAGTCCAGACAACACCATATCATTAATATCTTTTTCTTTTATTGATGAAGGCCAGATGACGACTTTTTGTCCCATTCCGATAACACGGGAAATTCTTGATAGGATTTCTGAGTTACGTGGTTCGTTATCGTATATCCAAACAGCATCGTTAATGCCCCACTTAGCAACATCACCATCAGCACCGCATAGTGCAATCGAATTGGGGATAAATGTGCTGTCAAAGGGACCTTCGGTGATGTAGATAGTTTTATCTTTTTTAATCTCATCGAGACCATAGATTTTTGGTGCTTCATCATCAATCATTATAGTAATGTATTTAACTTTGCTGGGACCAAGTGCTCTACCCTGAAATCCGACTAGATTATTTTGATAAAACAAAGGAATAATAATCCTCTGTTCATCTTTATCTGTGCTGTCGAATGTTTGTCGAAGAGAGTTAGTCCACTCCTTAAATTTTTCAGTGTAATAATAGTTATCTGGATTTAATTTTCTACTTTCCAGATATTTTTTTGCGTCTGGATTTGTTGACGCTTTAGGTAAATCTAATTTAGATTTAAATTTTGGTTTTTCAAATTTAAATATTGGTTCATCAACCGTAAAGTTTTTTCCAGTATGACCCTCTTTAAACTTTTCAAATGTATATTGTTTGTATATTACTGGGTCTATCTGTTTGAGAAAATTATTAAAAGAAATATTTACTCCACAATTATGGCACTTAAAATTGGTATTATTTTTTACCTGATATAGATACCCTCTTGCCTTGTTTTTATTTTTTTCAGAATCTCCACAAATCGGACAACGAAAATTATAAAGGTTGTGTTTTACTTTTTTAAATTTTTGAAATCTGGAAGAAACCAAATTGATGTATTTAACATCAACAAAATCCATAACGATACACTGAAGCGTCTATGTATTCTACCAGATTATCGAACCTTGTCAAGACAAAGAGAGGTGATTATTCCAGTCCACTTTACAACAGAGTTTGTTGTTTTTTGTAGCGAGTAGAGAGTGACTTTCTTTTGAGTTTTCATTGGCTTTAACGCCAACACTCAATTATTTATTTTTGTTTTATTTCTATTTGCGGAGTATCTGGGGTTAAAAAATCTACAACCATAGGAGATTGTGAAAGAGCAAAAGAAACAACAGCAAAAACGCCAACTATAATCCAACGATATTTTACAAACTCATCCAATTTATTTTCTATTTTTTCTATTTTTTCGTTTACGGATTCACAATGTTTTTGATTCTCTTCTTTTAAATCACTAACCATTTTTGTAATCAAATCGTCAGTTTTATTACACTGGTCAATCTTCTCTTCGTGAACTGCCAGCATTTTACTAATGTTTTGACTCGTCTTTCCCATTAACTGTATTGCTTCGTCAATTTTGTGCATCATAACTTCATACGCAGAAAGACGTTCTTCCAATACAGCGATTTTAGTATCTGCGGATGTATTTTGGTTAAACATTTCTTTTTGAGGTGTTTATTTCTCATACTACCTCTATGAACAAATACCTCAAGTAGTATTGAAATTATTTATTCTTTACCCACTTTCTATACAAAGGAGGAACTCTTCTAAAGTCAACCGTACCATTTTTTTTCTTCTTAAAGACTGGAGGTGTTCCAGTTTGGATATTATATCCAAGAGATTTTTCACCATCACCAACTTTATTAGTTGGTCCAACGGCAGAAACACCCATTCCTTCCTCTTTCAAACTTATATAATTACGAAATGCTTCAATAACCCTATCAATCTTCTTCTTTTCCATTATAGATTTTGTAAAGTTCGGAGAGGCAGTAGATATCAACTTGAATATCGTGAATATAACATCTTGGATATTCTGGCAGTTTCCCAAGGAAGATAATAAAGGTTTTCATAGCAGACCACAATTCTTTTTCAATTTTATAAAAAAGCATTGGGGTTGTTGCTTCACCAAATATATTGTAAAGAATAATAAAGTGATTTAAGAGAAGGTGAGTTTTTAACTGACCAGTATTCTTATATCGTTTCAATAGTCTTTTAATATATTTAAAATGATTTAAATCTTTTTCAAAATCTTCCTTGGTTACTGCCTGAGGATTTTCATAATATTTAATTGCAAATAAAAGGAAATTATCCTCATTCAACTCATTGAAAATCATATATTATCAAACAAGTGGATTGCTATCGTATAAAGGAGTATTTCCTGTGGTGATTCCAGACATTGCAACCAAAACTTCTTTCTTAACTCTTAGGTTGCCATCAGAATCCTTATAGGTTTGTATACCAACCCAACCTTCATGGGTTAATTCGTATACTGTGCCCTGAGCAGCTGCAACACCTTCATCAGCGACACCATAAATAGATGCCTCATATCCTCCACTTACTCTAGTAAAGTTAATTGTATTGCCAGAAGTAATTGCAGCAGAGATAGTTGATGCAAGAGAAACTGCCGTAGCACCGATAGAAGTAACTACTCTAGAAACACTACCACTAACTAAAGTGTCTCCGGCGATAACTCCTGTTGTACTAGCAATTGCAACGATGTTTGTTCCAATACCAGCAGTTGCAGAAGCAGTAGTAGTTGCAGCAACTGTTGTTTCGGTTGGGTCAGTGAAGGATTGCTGATATCTTTTATCTTTGATTGTATACTTTGGAAGTTCGCTTATATCAAATTGAACTCCGGAAATAGCAGCTCCACTTAACCCACAAGTTCTACCGATGGATAACTGAGTAGTGCTAGCAATACCAACGATCACAGCATCGCCATAATAAGTTCCTGCTCTATCACCAAATCGTATTACATCTCCAGTTGCAGCAGCACCAACCTGACCAAATGTAGTTCCAGTGCCAGTTACAGTAAGGGTTACATAATCAAGAGATACTGTACCTCCAGATCCTTTAGCATCATTATTTCCCCAGAGTGCCATGTTCTTTCTTCCGTAAAAGTTATTTGCTAGAAATATTTATAAAAAAAGGAGACCTTACTTTAGATCCCCTTTATGTAACATAACTCTTAAAAAGTTAGATGTTAAATCTAATAATCCATTTTCCTCAAATCTTTTTGTTTTTGCTAACCACTCAGAGGCAGTTAACAATAAAGCAAGGACAACAGTTATTCCCCAATTAGTTATAAAACAAGTAATCATGCTTGTGGAGTAAAGAGTTTCTCCTTAACTACCTCAAGAACTACATTATCAATACTATTATCTGTTGTTTTTACATACTTAGTCAAAAGTTCAATAACAAGATTTTTAACTGCTGGATGTGTTGCAATTGAAATAAGAAATGGTTTTACCACTGATACTACTGCAGACATAATGACCTCCGTAATAGAGAATATCCTCACCTATTTAGGAAATCACCCACCAATTCCGGATACAGGAGTTCCTGCTGGAGTTTGGCGAATTGCCTGAAGTCTTCTTTGAAGAATATTAATTTCAGCAGATTTTGCTCTTTGAGCAGCAGACTTTGCTTTAGGATCTTCTTGCTTAACTGGTTGAGTTTTTGGTTGAAGTTCTAAAGATTGTTCTGCAATTTTCTTTGCCATCTTAGTGGCAGTTGCATACATCACTTCTTTACCACGACCAGGATATCTCTTTTCAAAATCAGATGCTTTACTCTTCATAGACTTTACAATTCTTTCCTTTTCCTTTGTTTCAGGAGCAGTTAAAGTCTTCTCATCAATTTGAACACCCTCATTTCTTACTGAAGCAAGAAGATCATCCAACTTCGACTTTCTCTTTCTCTTTGGTGCGGCAGGTGCTTTTGGTTTTGCTGCTGCTTTTGGTGCTGCTGCTTTTTTAGTTTTTGCTTTTGGTGGAGTAGTTGCACTTCCTTCCCAAGGATCAGATGGTTTCTCTGCTTTCTTTTGAGTTGGTGGTGTATAAGAACCACTACTTACTTTCTCTTTAGTTCCTGCACCAGCACCACGATAAGTTGATGGTTTTCTTTCTGCAGTTTTAGGTGCTTTATCTCCACCTTCAATCTTACGTGCAACACCTAATGCACCTTTAGCAACCTTTCTTGCTCCTCTTGCAACTGCTGCTTTTGCAGATACTTTAGCACCACGAACTTTAGAAGAAAGTTTTTGTCTAGCGAGTCTACCAACAGCCTTAACTAGATTACCTCTTTTTTTCTCTCCAGCAGTTGGAGTATCGTGACCAAAAGTTACGGTTGCTTCAGTTAGTGCATACTCAAGTGCTTCTTCAATATCATCTTCTTCATACCCTTCTTCTAGAAGTTCATCATAAACACTCTCAACAACAAAATCTACTTCATCAATCTCCACCATCTCAAGCAGAGTTCCACCAAGGTTTTCTACTGCTTCTCCAAGATCCAGTTTTGGATTGATATCAATTTTATTATTTACTTTCTTTTCTGTAACTTTTGGTTCTTCACTCTTATCAGTCTTAATCTTATCTACAACTTCAATTAGATCTTCTCTCCAGTTTGAATAACCTTCTTTTACCGATTTCTTTTTCTTAAACTTACCAGAAACTTCTCCTTCTTCCCAACCTTTTCCATCACCATCATCATCCCACCATTTCTTAACTTCTTTTGCTTCTTGAGTTGAGATTGCCTTACCAACTGCCTTTCTACGATTTAGAAGATACTTATCAGATTTAGTATTCTTCTTACCATCATTATCAACATCAGCATCTTCCTTTCCTACAGGATCAAGTGCTTCTTTAACAGGATCATTAGATCTTGACTTCCAATTTCCGCCATATTCTTTACCCATTTGAGCACGGAATGCCTTTACAGCCTTCTTTCTTACAGATGCTTTAGGATGATCAGAAACATTCTGTAGTGGACTTCTTCCACTTGGTGCTTCACCTTGCTCTGGATCTACAAACTCTTCATTCTTTATTCCTTTCTTTTCTCTCATAGCTTTTGCTTTTGCAAGTGCTCTTTCTCTTGCTGCTTCTTGCTCTGCTTTTGGAATAAGAGTTACTGCACCAAGTTTTTCTGCTGGTTTACCTGGAACTGCAGATTCAGAAACCTGCTCCAGATATACTTTGGAGATATCATTCAAGGGATTTGTAGGCATCTTGTTTAAGCACTTACTTTACTTTTTCTATACTTATTTATTAAATTTAAGAATGCCTTACCACCTGGTTGAATATTTTCCTTTCCTAAAGTAGAACCAGGAGTTTGTTGAACTGCATACTTTAGATATCCTGTTGTTCCTGCTAAGGTATTTGGTTTTCCTGGTGCTCTATACATCCTATCCATCTTAACTTCAGTATATTCCATAACATCCTTAATCCAAGACTTAAACATATAACCTTCTTCAGTTACACAGATAAGATGGTTAGTTCCTCTACGCATTACTTCACCAACCAATCCAGTATTTAAGTTTTCAACCTTGTCCCCGATTCTAAAAATTTTTCCTCTTACATAGTTCTCACGAAGATTTCTCATATCATATTTTGGAGCAATTTGCCAAAGTTGATAATTTTCTTTTTTGACCTTTGCTTTCTTTACACCCATTCCCTGACGAACAGCATCAAATAGAGTTTGAGTATCTCCATCGTCAAGTGTCTTTGGTGTTCCTATGCGGAATGATGCAAAGTCATCATCCATAACTGCCTTTCTCATTTTGGATGCAGACATTCCTTCTACACCTTCTGCATCAGCATCACGAACTCCTGCAGAAATTACACGAATTTGATCAAAAGTATAGAGTTCTCCATTATACTTTTGTGCAAGGTTTTCAAACTCTGCTTGACGATCTGATCCAACAACAATATTTACATTTGAATATCCATCTTCATTTGCCGCAACAAGGACATTAAAAATAGTCTTCATATCAGGATCGTTGATGATATTATCTTTAAATTCTGGGAACATCAACTTCATATACTTAATCTTCTTACTTGGATCCAAAGGATTTTTCTTTGGATCTTGAGATCTTGATGGATAGATCTTAATATCTCCACCAGATGAAATTCTCTTTGCAGACTTCAGAAGTTTTTCGTGACCTACTGTCGGTGGGTTGAAACGACCAAACACAACAGTCAGGGGAGGTAGTTCTTGTTCTGGTTCCCCTTCAGGTGCTGCTCCTGGTGCCTGGGGTGCGGCAGGAACTGGTGCAGGTGCTGCTTGAGGTTGCTGTGCTACAGGTGCTGCTCCCGCCTGTTTTGGTGCTGCCTCAGGTTCCTGTGCTGCTGCCTGGCGACCATCAGTAAATTTAAGTTTTCCTTTATCAGTTCTTGCTACGACTTTACCAGAACGATCAATCCAAGATCCGTGACCGTCACCTTTTAACCCAAGTTTTTTCGCTTGCATAGATGCTTGCGATTGTGCTGCTTCTGTTAGAAATCTTGAGAAACTTTTCATATTGTTTGTTCTTATACCTTTATTTATTATTTTGGTTCTATGGTAACAACAAGTTCATTTAATCTAACACCCTCAGCAGTTTTGCCTCTACCTTTTAATCTCAATCTGACATAAGTTTTATCAGATATTTCTCTTACAAGGTTGTCGTCTATTATTTTAAGTTCTTTCTCATTTAAAACATATTCAGCAGTTGCATCCGCATTTTTTCCAAATAGATACTGACCGGTTAAAGATTCTCTCACTACAGCGTCTTTAAAATAAGAAAAAGATTCTGCAGCCTTTGGATTTTTTCTAGACCCAAGTATTTCTTGGAGTTGTAAATTTAAATGATTTGCTTTTGCGAGTTTTGCTTTCATAAAAGCTTGTTCGCCTTTTTTAGGTAGAGTTCCCAACTGATTATCAATTTGTTCCAAAATAAGTGCTATTTCACCAAGGTTGTTAACATTCATTCCACCTTCTTTAGCAGCACCTTTTAAAACATCAGTTAAAACATTTACTGTTTTTGAAATACCAGCACTTGACAACTGATATTTATCACCCCACTTCATAGACACTCTATATTTTTTTCCACCCTTTATATAAAGAATATCGGTTTTCGGTTCTCCTCCACCACCAGCTCCACCACCAAGTTGTCTAAATGATTTATAAAAATCTAACTTATTAGTGCTTGGTTCAATCCTATCCATAGTTTCTCTCGCAGCCTTCATAACATCATCAGATATTAAAGCGCCATTATTTGTATTTCTCATTATAATATCAAATGTAGTCTTAACTACACCAGTTAACTCTTCATTTATTCTACCATAAGCAGCTAACATAACAGCATATTCAAACTGTTTGCCTTTATCCGCAGCCATTTTTTTATTTTTATTTATGGAGATAAGGAGACTCGAACTCCTGACATCAGCCTTGCAAAGACCGCGCTCTACCAACTGAGCTATATCCCCAAGTATCAAACATTATAAAACCCACTCAACTAAAAGTCAAGTGGGTTAGAGCAACCTTCCGTGGTTATTTATCAATCCTCTACGAAGCGATTATATTTCAAATCTCTTTTCAGTTTTGCTTGGTCTTGACCATGCATCTTACCTGCTTTGGTAGTTCTATAGGTTCTATTCTTTTCAATTCTTGGTTTTGGACTTGGTTGGCGTTTGCCTGTTCTTGGATCTTTGCGACCAAAAGTTGTCGCATCCGCATGTTTATCTGCGTTTTGAGCTGCTTTCTTGCCAAACTTTCTTTCAATATGTCTTCTAAGATTATTAGTTCTGTTTATATCACGCTCAGAATCTGCACCTTCAAACTCACCAGTTGCACTTTGAGCATATGCTTTTGTAGCAGTCTTCTGTGAGATTTCATCAAGTTGCTCTTCACCAAGAATAATCTCAATCGCTTCTTCATCAATCACATTTGCCATCATCCACTCTGCTTCTTCCAGAGTTTCAGCAAATCCTTCTACTTGAAGGAACTCAAGAACAATATCAAAAACATCTACTTCTTCAGAATAAGTCATTCCTGGAATATGCCTACCCTTTGAACGCTTATCGTGGAAAGCAATACTTTGCTTTTGTTGATTGGCATAACCTTTTCCGGTTGAAGGAGGAAGACGTTTTTCACCAGTCTTTCTTTCTGCAGATGCTGCTTTTCTCATTTCAGGATCAGCACCTTTTACTGCTTCATCAATCTGCTGAGGAGCATAAACTGCTTGATATGCTTCAAACATTTCGAAAGCATCTTTTCCAGTAAGTCTAGACATCTTTTTTACAAAATACTTTTTAGTTATTTATAAAAAAAGACCCCCGAAGGGTCAATCACCAACTACGGAACCAATACCATCATCAAGTTTCTGAACTACTGAACGAATATCAGTAATGCGAGGAGGAACACTTACTTCATTATAAGTGTAACCTTTTTGAGCATCAAATAGAACTTGACGAACTGCTGCTGCTTGACGAGCATCCATTTTGATTGTTACTTTACTCACAGGTCTCCCTCCACACGATTTTCACTTCTCCATACATCAAATGCACCCTCAGGATAACGAGCACTCAGTTTCTCATAATTCATTTGAAGAACTTCTTCAAAGTTAGTATCAAGTGCCATACACGCTTGAGCAAGATACCAGCAGATATCTCCAAGTTCACGCTTCAAGTGAAACTGAGTTTCAAGATTATAAGGTTTTCCTTGAAGGAAAACTTTTTTCACAACTTCAGTAAACTCACCTGCCTCCGCACCAATACCAAGAGCAGCAGTAAGAAGACGAGGTACATCCACATCATGCTCCGCTTCCAACTCAGTAAAACGAGAAAGAAGTTGTGCGAAATTGCTGCTTGCTGGACTTGTAGTTTGACGGACGAATTCAATATATTTGTTTGTATCAATAACTTGAGTCATATTTAAAACTTAAATCCTTCGAATGATTTTTTAGGTTTTGTTTCTTCATAATCATACTCTTCTTCCTTTTTATTGTCAAGGATATCATTTTGAGCAGATTGTTCACAGTCATAAAGACGCATTTTTGCTCTATCAATACCAATCACAAAACGCTTATGAATGGTAGGATCATTATACCTATTCTTAAGTTGTTTTACAAGAATCTGCCCAAGACCTTCAAGATCCTCTGTAGAAATCAAAGCAAACATCAAGTCAGCAGTAGCAGGAAGACCAAATGACTCTGAAGTATCTGTTAGTTCCACATCAGAAGAACCAAAACCAGATCTCGTTGTCTGTGTTGCGCTGACAATAGGGACATTAAACTCAACAGCAAGACCACGAAGTTCTTCAGCAATTGCTTTAACAAATGTATAAGAATTGATATTGCTGTTTCCACGATACCTGGAAGAAGAACAAATATTGAGATAGTCAATAAAAATGATATCAGGTTTAAATGACTTCTTAAGTGAAAGTTCATTAAGAAGAGACTTGAAGTGTCCAGCGTGAGCAGAAGCAGTTGGATACTCTTTAATGATTAAAGTACCTTGAGTCTTCTTGGCAAGATTGGTGACCTTATTTTCAAACATCTGCTTTGGAAGTTCAACAATATCTTGAATAGGAACATTCAATAGGTTTGCATCAATTCTTTCAGCAATGCGCTCTTCTGCCATTTCCAACGTAATGTACAGAACGTTCCGCCCTTGGAGCAAGACGGAGCTAGCCACATGGCACATGAATAGAGACTTCCCGACGCCCGTACCAGCAAGAGCGATATTAAGAGTTTTGTTAGGGAGCCCACCTTTCGTGATTTTGTTAAAGTATTCAAGATCAAATTCAATTTTATCCTCCTTTTTGTGATATGATTCGTATCTTTTTTCGTAATCCTGTAGATAATCATGTCCAATATGAGTATCAAAACTTACAGCAAGAGCATCGGAAAGAATGGAAGGAATACTATCACGATTTTTCTTTTCATCCTTACCATCGGCAATATGAATACTTTCCATAAGTGCCAAATAAATGGCACGATCACGACACCACTTCTCTGTTGTTGTAGTTAACCAGTTAAGTTCAACAGGAACATCTTCTAAACAAGAAATTAACTGAACAATCTCTTTAAAAGAAACGTCATTAATATCTTGTCGTTTTTCTACTTCAATACAGAGTACTTCTTTGGTTGCTGGTTGATTATATTCTTGAACGAAAGAGAGTATTTCTTCAAAAACTATTTTTTGGTTTTGGTCTTCAAAATATTCAGGTTTTATGAACGGTATTACTTTTCGAATATATTCTTCATTATTCAATAGGTTTCTAAGGATTAGAAACTCAACTTTCTCCATAACTAAATTCCTTACGTGCGATTTCGTCCAACTGTTGCATCACTTCTTCTGTAAAATATACTTCAGGTTCTTTGAGAATCTGTTTAGCATATATTTTCTTTCCATCAATCTCATAACGACCAGCGACATTTTTCCATAAACCGCCAATCTCACCGAGTTCAAGTAGTCCGTAATATCGATCAAGACCGCGTTCATCATAAAACAAACGAATCTCAACATCTTTATTCTCCTTACTCAAACGCGACTTAGCAGTCTTAGCTTTGATAATATTGCCGACCACTTCTGTTCCATCCTTTTCTTTCTTTTTGCTGAGATAAATGATCGTACTTGCTGCGTATTTGAGTCCAGAACCTCCACCCATTTCTTTCGTTGGTACATAAGCTCCGATGACATCGTATGTGTGATTTGTGACAAGAAGTGGAACATTTGCTTGGCCTAGTTTAAGAGTGAGCATTCGGAAAGCGCCTTTGATAAGTTGTGATTTGGTCATATCACGAACTTCCTTTTCATTTAGAGCATCATTGATTTCTTTACTTGTAGAAAGCATTCCCAAAGAGTCTAGCACAAACATACAAGGATTGCGCTCCTCTTCTGGTTTTTTCATATAAAGATCAACCGCTTTAAGTGCTTTATGACGAAACTCTTCTACGGTGACAACATTAACCACGACAAGCCTTGATGTGTCGATGCCGCGACTCTCCAAGAGAGATTTGGTAATGGCAGCCTCAGTATCAAAATAGAGACAATAACCATCGGTATTATTATCAAGAAAATTCTTAACAACGGCGAGACTGAAGAAAGTTTTTCCAGTACTAGACTCTCCAGCAATAGCAGTAATCTTATTCCCAGATACACCACCAAATATGCTACCTGAAACCAGTGCGTTAAAAATGTAACTACCCGTGTCAACATAAGTTTCTGTTTCGTCAATATCTGATGCCAATTTGGTGTAATCATCACCAATTTCTTTTACAATATCTTTAAGAAAGTCCATCTTTTTTCTCCTTATTAATATAATTCATTTTATGTGACCAAAGTTTGGAATAAAGAGTTGGATGAACTCCTTTCAAAGTTATAATAATTGTTTCAAGTTCTTTTTCAGTAATAGGTAAATCCATTAGGAAAAAAATGATTCAAGGTTTACAGTTTTTTCTACGCTCCACCCAATTGCATCCAAAATAATTTTAAGTGGTTCCAAAAATGCTTTCTCAAATTGTAAGTCATAATCTATGTATTTGTCAATATTAAGTTCTTTCGGAAACTCTTGAATAAATGAGATTACATTTTCCTGTATTGTATTTGGTTTTTTCATGTAGATAAATTTGATCTTTTCCCCATTTTGGATTAGAGAATACTTATTGGTCAAATTTGCTTTCTTAATATAATGATTGAAAAGCAATGCCCCACGAACATGAATTGGTGTTCCTTTAATATAAATTGTTGCAGATGATTGATATTTTTGAACGTCAGATGCAGAACGAGGAAATGAAATTTGTTCTGGAGGAAGTTTCTTAAATTCTTTTCTTGAGTTTTCAATAAACTCAATCACATCATCTTCAGTTGCACTCATCATTAATTTAAGAGCATCCTTAATCATCTTTCTACAAGGAGCAGGAGTAGAAGATTTTACTGCTTCAATACCCATCATCTTAAGTTTAGGTTCTTCATAACGAACACCTTCACTATCCCACACATTAAGAATGTAACGCTTCTTAGCAGTCCAGATTCCACGATCAGCAATATTCTCACGCTTCATCTGCATCTTTTGATCATATGCATTTACATATTCCGCCAGTTCTTGGTAAGAACTTTCAATATATTTTTCAAGTTCCATCGAAGCGACCTTATCAAGGAACGAAACAATGCTTTCAGTAGTTTTCTCTCTTCCTTTGAATACAGTTTCAACCAGAGGACCCATATTAAGATAAATGGAATCAGTATCTGAAGCAATAACATAGTCCACATCCTCTGTTTTAAGAATTTTATTGATATAGGTATTCATTTTACCTTCAATCCAACGAATGGAAACCTGACCGCTTAGAGTAATCGCTTCAGCATTCTCAAGTTTATAATAACGAAAATACTGGTTACCAATGGCACCATAAGCAGAGTTGAGTTGAATCTTCCTTGCCATTTGAATGTTATTACATCTTGCAATCTCTTTTTCTAACTCTTTTGTCTTTTTCTTTTCATATTCCTGTTTTGCCGCAAGCATTTTCTTTTTATAGATAGTGCGGTCTTGATAGATCTTCTCCATCAGTTCTGGAAGAAATCCACGAACATCTTTACGGAACATAGCACCATTTGCACAAACTGCCTTGTCCTTATAAAGTTCAAATGTAATTTCTTTATTCAGAATTTTATCAACAGTTACAGTAGGATGTCTTTCTTCCAAAAGAGTTTCTGGTGAAATATTGTATTGCATAATCAGGTGAGGATATAGACTATTCAAGTCAAAGTTCACAACCCAATCATACTTACCTGGTTTTGGTTCTTTTACATAAGCACCAGCATACTTTTCATCTTTTTGCGTTTTATTTTTTGGGGGAATAACAATATCTCTTTTCTTGAGATAGGTATAGATGATGTTATCCCACATACGAACTTGATAGAAAACGTCCGCATAATTTACCTTGGCATCATATGCCATAGTAAGAGCAAGTTCAATCAGTTTCATCTTGTCTTCCAAACGGTCCACAAGTTCCACGTCAATAATGTTATACTCAATAAATTTTTGCCACCCCTTACTATAAAAGTCCTTGAAGGTGTCAAACTCAGAGTGGTCTAGTTTTTTCTGACCAAGTTCAACTTCAGCAATATAGTCAAGACGATATGACTCTTGTGCTTTATAAGTGAACTTCTTATAGAGATCAAGATAGTCTAGTTGAGTCAATCCACCAACATCAAAGACAGTATGTTTACGTCCGTTGATGAATACTTCTCCCTGAGTTACAAGTCCCCAGTTAGAAAACCGTTTCATCAGTTTCTCACCAAGAACACGATTTAGACGTTTACAAATATAGGGAACGTCATAAAGTTGAATGTTCCAACCAGTGATTACATCGGGAACATTAAACATCCAATAGTTAATAAAATGATTGAGAAGTTCATACTCGGAAGGACAATAATGATAAGTCAAGTCCTTACGATTATGATTGAATGGTTTAACTCCCCAAGTAATAATTTCCTTAGTTGTATAATCTTGAATAGTGATTGCAAGGATTTCTTCTGTACAAGATTCCACATCAGGAAATCCTGCCTCAGAAGCAACCTCAATATCAATAGTTACAAGTTTGATTTTGCTAATATCAAACTTGATCTCATCATCAGGATACTTTTCGGAAATATATTGGCAGATGTATCTGTCATTTCCATAAATTTCAAATCCATCTACACTCTCATACTTTTTATAAAACTCACGACAGTCTCTAATTGTTCCAGGTTTTATAGGTTCTACAGATTCTCCACTTAATGTTCTATATTTTGATTCTTTTTTAGTTTTCACAAAGAGAGTTGGATAAAACTCATCTCTGTTCTCAAATCTTTTTCCATTCTCAACACCACGAACCAAAATCTGATTCCCGATCATTTGAACATTAGTATAAAATCTCATTACTTAATCAAGTCCTCGTATTTTTCAATAAGGGTTGGGGTTGGATCTGCAAGCGTAAGAATCTTGTCAGAACTCATCATAAAGGTATCTTCTTTAGTATAACCACACAAGAATGGTTCTAAAGTTTTATCGTTTCTGACTACAAATGGTTTAACAAGTTTGCAGTCAGGTTCTCCAATATCAGCACCAACTTCTTCAATCTGCGTTATCAGTATCAGATTGTTCAGTAGTGCTAAAATTTTGATTGTCTTTTCCATAGTTAATTACATCCTCCATATACATATTATTCAATTTATCGGTTGGTGTCACCATCGTCACGACCCAATCTGCAGCAACTGTGATAGTCTTATCCTTCGTTAATGGCATCCAAGGAAAAAGAGTTACTTGAAAAGATGCTTTTTGTGGATCAATGTCTTCAGGAATATTGGTAGGTGGAGTCATTTTGACTACACAAGGTTTATGAAGAAAATATCCAACAACCCTTGGATTCTCTTCATCGCCAACTACCATTTCTTTTACATCTGCAATAATATCTTCTCCAGATTTCAAAAGCAAAAGTCTTACAGTCATTTTTACTCCATACCTCTTACTATTGTAGCAACAAAAAAAGGAGGAGTCAACCTGGATTTTGCCAGGTGCTCCTCGCGCCGACGATATTCAGTTTTATTTATTCCCCATCACCACTTCCACCATTACCACCACCGTTTCCTGCCGCACCTGCCCCTGCACCGCCACCAGGTCCGCCATGACCTCCACCACCATGTCCACCATGACCCCCACCAGCACTAGAAGCAGATCTTTTGGGGAGTGCCTTTCCCTTAGGAATTTTCAATTTTGGTGCTTGGGTATAATGGGGAACTGCCATCTTATAACCAATTAATTGAGCTTCAGAAATAAAATCTGTGAATGACTTCATTTTGTTTTTTTCTTTTATTTAGAGATAGTCTTTTCTCTTATGATGATCAGGAACGATTCTACCAAGAGTAACGGTCAAAAGCCCATCCTCAAAATCAACTGATCTAACTTCCGTGTCGTCAGAGAGAGTCCAGGAACGTGTAAATGACCGTTGAGCCAGACCCTTATGAACATACCTAGTGTCCGTCTCCTTATCTTCTTTTTGACCTTCGATAAAGAGTTTGCCATCTTGGGTATAGACATAGACTTCTCCTTTCTTAAATCCAGCAAGTGCAAGTTCCAATCGTGACTCTACATTGCTAACTTGAACCAGATTGTATGGAGGATAGTTAGAAGTCGTTTCGTGAAGACTAAAAATACGGTCAAAGTATTCATCCAGTCCAATTGTATTGCGATTGATTCTTTCCAGCAAAGCAGGAAGATCCGCAGCCTGATACTTCATCAGATTAGTCATTATAGTAGCTCCTTTAAAAGCGAGTTTGTATTTTGTGGACCCTTTCGGCATCCAACACTAATTATACAAGATACGAAAAAAAGAGGTACGGAAAAAACCGAACCTCTTTTTAGGGTGTTCCGACTTTTGTAGAGACCGCACGAAAGGTCTCATACTTATTTATTCGGTTTCTACTACCTTTCCTTTCTTACCGATATTATACTTTTGCTCAAGAATCCAGTCTCCCTTATCTTTATAAGAAAGAACTTTGATTTGATTGAGCGGTGCAATATCAGATACAGAATCTTCTTTAACAACCGTAATCAGTCCCCAGTCAGCGAGAAGACGGACAATACGGTTGCGACGCTGCACATCATTCACAGTAAGGTTTGCGTGCTTACCATCAAGGGCAAACAATTCTTTAAAGTGAACGATAAAGTATCTACCTTGCTTATGAAGAATATGGCAAGATTGATATAGTTTTTTCTCCTTTCTCGATGCAACTCCAATGCGTGTCAAAGTTTCACGAACTTTCAGAAAGTCATCAGGTTCATTAAGAATTACCTCAACCATTTGGTCCTGAGACCAATTTACTGTAGGTTCTACCGTAGTAGTCATTTTGATCCTCCAATATCAAGTCGTTTTTTAATAAAGTTAATTTGTTCTTTTGTCAGGATTTTCAGTGCTTGGGATGCCTTTTCATTACTATAACCATAGTATGATTTAATACATTCTAAGTCTTTGATTTTATCCTTACGGAGCCAGGGAGAAAATCTCTTCCGTTTCCTTAGACTATTTAGATAAAACGAATATTGCATATCTTTATCAAGATGATGATTCATATTCATTTCATTTGCAAAAAGAATAGAATCAACTTGCCCAGATAGACATTTATTAATAATATAAGGAGAATACTCTTTTATATTTTCAGATAGATCTTCTTTTGTGAGATTAATCGAGTTTAACCAGTCCTTCAATTCCATAATTAAAAAGCAAGAGTTCCTTTCTTTGTTTTTGCTCACGCATATATTCACCAACGGAACGCATAGTATAAGTTAAGTCAAACTCAGCAGCACTCCAGTTCTTAAACCTATCTTTCACAAGTTGGTCAGAATTATAACTGATTAATTGATCCATATTATTAGAATCACAATCAGCAGCAAACTTATCGTGATCAAATCCTTTGTGCATTGATCCCTTATTCCCATAGAGATTATCCTTAATGTCATAAGGGGGATCGAGATACATAAAAGCACCCATATCTCCATCCATCAAGTAATCATAGGAATAATTAGTTATACGCCAATGTTCAATAAGTTTTGAATACTCTGGAAGTTTTTCAATACCTCTTACACTAAAATTAGAGTTAGATGCCTGTGGCGAGAAAGAAGAACTTTCAGTAAGACCACTAAAAGAACACTTGTTTACAATATAGAAAGCGACAGCACGATTAAAGTTCGTTTCAGTCTCATCATTGATATGTCCCTTTGACTTTGTGAATAATTCTCTTGCCAATTCTGGAGTATTGTAAGCAAGTTTACAATCAACCAATTCATTTTTAAGATCCTGCCCAAACATCTGGAGTTGCTGCCAGAAATTTACAAGAGGTTCATATAAATCATTAACCCAAATCTTAAGATTTGGGTACTTTTTAGTAATATGAATCGCTACAGATCCACCACCAAGAAATGGTTCACGGAACTCATCGTAGTTGCGAAGATCTGGAAAGTATGGATCCATTTTGACGCAAGCACGGGACTTACCCCCAGGATAGCGAAGACAGGTTTTAAGGCTCTTTTGACTTGTCATTTGAATTCGCACTCACACATAATTTCGGTTAATGCTGCTAAGAGGTTAATTTCTTGATCAGCCACGAACGCACATTGGTATTGATACTTAGCAATAACAAGAACGGCAGCAGGGATAGATGCGGGGACAAGGCTATCAAAAGAGGCGTCATAAATCCTGCGAAGTAGAACAGGAGCATCGTTATCAAGGTTGGAGACCACCCACTTACGGACTTCTGTGAAATTTTTGTCTTTGAGATTCTTGATAAGTTCATTTACAGGAACGTCAGAGAAAGATGCAAGAATGCCAGTGTCGATTTTTCCTCCCGTAGAGTACCTCTGACACTCGTTAAGGACCCTACGGAAGTCTGGAAAGTGCTTTGATACCAACTCTGCAAGAACCTTTTGGTCGTACTCAATCCTTTCCCGATCCAAGATCGTTTGGAGACGTTTAAAGAATGATCCTGCAAGTTGTTGCTTTTGTTTCCCTTTGATTGTGAAGTCAATAACGGCACATCGGGAATGGAGGGGTTCGATAATCTTGTTCTTGTAGTTACAGGTGAAGATGAATCGGCAGTTGCTATAAAATGCCTCAATATTTGCCCGTAGTAGGAGTTGTACGTCGTTTCCTGTGTTATCTGCCTCATCGATGATGATGACTTTGTGTTTAGAAGATCCCGTAAGTGAGACGGTCGAAGCGAAGTTCTTTGCTTGGTTCCGTACAGTA